CGGATGGATCCAAGGCAACTGGATTCAAGTCAATGGTCGTAGCTCAATATACTGGGGTGAGCCTTCAAAAAGATGATAGAGCATTCATCCGTTATGATGAGTTTAGTAACACCTGGAATCAGGCGTCACTAACTGATGCTTTCGCTACCACTGCTTATCACACCAAGGGTGATGCTTACTGGAAAGATGACTGGAGAAACTTCCACATCCGTGCTTCGGATGACTCTTTCGTTCAGTGTGTCTCGGTCTTTGCTGTTGGTTTCTTCGATCACTTCCTAATGGAAAGTGGTGGCGATATGTCCATCACGAACTCGAACTCTAACTTCGGTAATACATCACTTCACTCTATTGGTTTCAAAGGATTCTCCTTCAACCAAGATAAGGGTGGTTACATTACTGACATCGTTCCTGTTAAGAAGGTTGATACTAGTGCTTTCAACGAAGAAGATCTAAAGTATTATCCTCTATCTAATCAGGCAACTAAAGTTAATGGTAACCAGACCAGACTGTACTACTCTGGTGATGATGTATACTCCCCATTCATCAAACCTGCTACTTCAATTGACGGATACAGACTCGGTGCTCTAACTAATGATAAGTTATTCCTAAAACTTCCAAAATTAGGAGGTGGTAATGCCATCTTCCAGTCTACTGTTAGTCCTTCTGGTTTTAGACAGTATACTGCTTCTCTGGATACACTCAATCCAGATGGTGTCAACATTAATAACAATGCTCAGGATGCTTCTAACCTTATTGAAACGAACAAAGAGTTCATTCAAAGAGAAGCATACAACTACATCATTACTCGTTATCCTGCTCTACAGCAGAATACTAACATCACTATTTCTAAGTGTGAAAGAGACATCGGTTATGTTGTTGATGCTGTTATTCAAGACTTGAGAATTGGTGGCAACATCAATACAATTCAGGCAGCAGAAGGTTACTACGTTGGTGGTACACTTTCGTACATTGATGGTGAGTTTAACGAATCAATCGAAGCATACGAGTACGTTAAGAATCTTACTATTGCTACGATGAGGAATTTTGATTATCTAATCAAGAATCCTACGATCACCGCTGGTTCTCCTATTATTAATGTCGGTAGCACCGCTGGTCTACTAGTTGGTATGACTGTAAATCAGTATCCTTATACTGATACTGCTAATGGTGATGACGCTGCTACTGCTAACTTTACTAATGGCAGACTACGTGACACTGCTATTGCTCAGAACGTCCTGATTCCTAATAACGCTTATATTAGACGTGTTATTGACTCGGAAAGAATTGAGATTGGTAATTCTCAACCTGTTCTGACTACAGATGCTCAAGGAAATCTTAGTGCTGCTTTTGGTAACGCTGTTGTTGCTAACGCTCCTGGTTCTACTAGTGGTGCTTATCTTTACTTCGAGTTCCCACAAACAGCATCAGGATTAGATAGTGATGATGTTCTCACTGGTGGTTACAGTGACATCAATCCTGTAAGAGATAGCACGGTACTACAAGATACCAGTGTTTGGGATGCTGCTGATAAGGGTTATCCTGAGTGTAACGACATTCTGTCTCTAATTGAAGGTTACTTTAGCGAGTTCTTCCTAATCCTCAACAATGGTTTAACACCTCTTGGTGGTACTGAAGTTGATGCTCGTAATCTAATCCTTGCTAACAAGACTCTAATCGCTACTGAGGCGGTTGAGAGAATGCTACTTGATCCTGCTAACGCGGCATTTACAATTCCTGGTGGTAACCAAGAATGTATTGATGACGTTGAGTTGTTCCTAGAAGCAATTGCTTACAACATCAAGTTTGGTGGAAACAGCAAAGTTTATGATGGTGCTCTACTTTATATCCAACAACCTGGACTAATTAACGGAGAAAGAGACGAGTCCGTACAAGTTTACCTTGAGATGAGAGATCTAGCGATCTCTGCTATGAGAAATGAACCGATTACTATCCAAGGTTCTCATGGTCTAACTCAGTTCATCGACAACAATGTCCTAGGTGATATTTCTAGTCAAGCTGGAGTCTATGATTTTGCTAACGATTGTGCTGATATTGCTAGTTCTATCACCGTTTTTGGTGCTCTAATTACTCAAGCAATCGGATCAGATGCTGCTCCTGGTAACCTTAATAATATTACCAGAACTGAACCTGCTTTCAACATTGCTACTAGAGTTGAACCAGTTGTAGACACTGCCAACCTTGCTTCCCGTGCTACTCTATTCACCATTAACACTGGTGGATCAACTTCAGATCCTCACCTATTTGAAACTGGAACTCCTATCAGATTGATTCCTAAGGTAAGATCTGGTGTAGATCCTGCTACTGTTGATAAGCGTGTTATCAGACTTCCTAAAGGATTTAATACAAACACCATTTACTATGTAATCGCTCCTGGTAGATCTACTGAACCAGAAGATTACTCCGATGGTGTGACTTATCCCAACGTTTTTGAAAGAACTAACACAACTAAGTTGATGTTGGCAACGACTAAGGAAAATGCTGCTGCTGGTATTTACATGTATTCACCAGAGACTGACTCTGTTGATTATGATGTAGAGATTGCTCTTAATCAGTTTGTACTTGATGAGTCATACAATCTCCACCAGTACATCTGTAACTTCCCAACTGGATTAACTGATCTTATCCAAACTGATGTTCCTCACATCTTCGATGTTCCTGGAACTATCGATGTTGTTCATGAAGTATTCTTCAGAACATTTGGTTCTAACTCAACTCTACCACAAATCACTACTGGTGGTGTTACTTCTGAAGTAGATATTAACAAGTATTACTATGTAAGATTCGTTACTCCAAAAACATTTGCTGTCTTCAACACTAAGGCAGAAGCAATTGCTGGTTCACCTAGAATTACGTTTGCTCCTAACTTTGGTGCTAACTTCTATACTTTTGCTAACAAACGTGTCTCTCCTGTCAAGTTTGACCCAACTAGAGATGACTCTGCTCTAATTGCTGATCAGCAAGAAACAACTACAGGTCAGTGGTACATCAATACCACCGATGATTATGATCCTGCTATAAACATTCAAGCAAGAATGAATGAGATCGGTCAAGATCTTAAGGATGCTCGTTCTAAGAACACTTCATTCAAGCGTCTTAAGGATGAGAGAACTGCTCAGGATAGAATCTATCGTTTACGTTATGTCATTCCTAAGTATGCTGAAGGTGTACGTGATCCGCTCAACGGATTTGTTATTAAGGCAAGAACTGACGAAACTAGAAAACTTCTACCACAAAGAATTCTCCTGAAGCCTACTGCTTCTGGTCTCGCTGATGTTGCTCTGTTTGAAACACAGATTCAATTAACTGCTGGTGGTAGTCTTGCTCAACAATTGGGACTTCCTGCTACTTCACTTGATCCTAACTTTGCTTACGATCCATATCTAAACACTCAAGTTAAAAAAGTTGCTTCCGATAGAGTTGCTTCTAAAACTTCTTTCAGCATCCAATCTGCTCGTCAGGTTGATGTAAGTGGAACTAACTATCTAGAACTAACTGTATTTGACCTTAGTATCACTGATGATGCTGTAAGAAACGAACAGTTTGTAACGGTTAAGATCAACGCTCCTCAAGGTGGCGGTGGTGCTTTCAGAATTAACACTTCTGTTTCTAATAATCTCAATAAAATTCTCTGGAATGGTTTCTCCTCAGGATTCGCTTTCGTACAAGGTTACTTTAACCCAGACGGCACCAACGATCACTACCTAGTTCTTAAAGGTCTAGATGGCGATGTTGTTAGATATGATAAAAACTCTGCTACTACATTCTCACAACCAGTTCTAGATGCTGATAACGATCCTGTATTGGATGGTAACGGTAATCAAGTTCTGATCTACGCTACCCTACAAGCAAAACCAAACAGTGTTGGTTCACCTGATGACTCACTAAGCAAGTCTGATAGAAAAGACTATCTTTACAGCGATAAGAACTCTAATGTTCTTACCATGACTCCTGGTGATATCATCACTGATGATGACGGTAATGATTACGAAATTGCTTCTGTTGTGGATGCTGGCCAAATCGAAGATACATTCTACATCTTCGACATTGAAGAGATCAAGCGTCGTATTCCTAACCAGCAAGAAGGTATCTACTACCTAACTTGTATTAAGGGTAACATCTCTCCATTCCCAACTGGTCCTGGAGTTGGTACTAACTTCCGTGGATTTAAATTCTCACAGCCTATCGGTCAACTATACCCATTGGATTATAAGAATGATCCTCTTTGGTTCCAAATCCGTCCTGATGACACTAGAAACACAACAATTCTTGATACTGACCCAACGGTTTGTGCTGCTGATAACTTTGTTCATGGTCTCGTCACTACTAACGACTTCAAGAACAGTGAAACTAAAGAAGTTGTTCTTGACTTTATCGAGAACCCTGCCCTAAACAGATACGAGTATACTACTAATGCTGTTGAAGCACAAAGTGGTAACGCTGCTTCGGGTTCTGAAGATCGTTTGATTCCTATCTCTGGTGATTCTGTATATCCAACAGAGAACAAACTGTACGTCGAACTACGTCGTCCATCTATTGCTAGATCTGGTAACCACACGTTTGAGTATCTTGGATTCGGTCCTGGTAACTACTCAACTGGTTTCCCACTTCGTCAGGAAGTTGTTCTATCAGACATTCAAGATTTCTACGCTCAGGCAAAACGTGAAAATGGCGGTATTGTCTTCTACACGGGTCTAAACTCTAACGGTGACCTCTATATCGGTAATCGTAAGATCAACGCTATCACAGGCGAAGAGACGTTCCTTGAGAAAGCAGAACTACTATCATCTGATGATGATGGTGGTGACATCGGTGGTTTGGTCACAACGTTTGAACTTCCTGTTGCTTTTGAGCAAGAAATTACCGTTGACGGTAATGCTTTATTCAACAACCCAGTAACAATTAACGTTGATGACAACGAACCAAATGCTTTCACTGTTGTCTCTAACGTTGATTCTAACTCTGGTGGTGATCAAACTCTAGACTCTGCTTCCTGGAACAGAAGTACAATTGCTTCTGAAGGTAATGTAGTTATTCATCAGAACCAGATCTTCTCTGCTATCTACAGACTTAACCCACGTGGTAGTTCACTACTATCTGGTCAAGACTATAGTTTCAGAACTCATGTTGATCAGCAAAGTGGAAACACCCCAACTAATAAAACACCTAATCAAACCAATTCCAACCTTGGAATTGAAGTTAAGTATGGCACTTTAGCAACTTCTGAAGGTCCTACTGCTGGTGATATCCTACTTAAGGGTGAAGAAGTTGGTAGAACTGGTTCACTTGGGTGGATCTACGCTAACTTCTACCAGTCATTTGAAGCTAATATTGACTCCACCACTGCTATTGGTGATGGTGGTCTACCAGCAGCTGCTGGACCTAAAGTCAGGTTTAACATGACTAATGGTGAATCTCCTGCTGCTAATGGTATTGAAGTCGGTAGCATTGTTAAGATTGCTGGTTTGGATGGTAGATTTATTAATGTCAACGGTATTAGATCGGTTGAGTCTGTACTAGGAGACTCTTTCGTTGTTAGTGCTCCTGTCGTAATCGACATGAGTGCCGTTGATGATCCTACTACGTTACCAGTTGATGCTGTTATTTCCGTATCACAAAGCAAATGGACTGAGACTTCTATAATTGGTGCTGAGACATTAAGAACTGATACCACAAATAATGGTGATTACAAATTAGGTATTAATACTCTAGCAAGATCTGCTCATAGCGACTTTGATAAGGGATATAGTTCTGATGCTGTTGATCCAAGAGCAAACTTAGATGTTGTTGGTACAGTATACATTAGTGGTAAGACTCTTGCTCCTAATGGTTATGATAATTTCCCACTACTTGCTAACAGATCGTTTGCCGAGCAGAACAATGCTCTACTAGTTGGTGGTGATTCAGTACAACCTAATCTGGAAGCAACATTTAGAGTTGCCACAACCAACGGTCTACAAGGTAATCATTCTGGACAGTCAACAGGAATTGCTAGAACTGTTACTGGTGGTAGAGTTGGTATTAACGTCACTGATGGTGATACAAATCATACACTAACTGTTGTTGGTGACATGAGACTAACAGAGAATGCTCTGTTTGAAGAGAATCTACAGATCAATGGTGGATCTCTATCTACGTTGTCACCATCGTTCAGTTTGCTTGATGGTGGTGCTACTACTGTATACTTTGCTTCTGAAGCAAGAAATCTCTTTATTGGTAACTCTGTTTCTGGTAGTGATACTTCAGAAGCTACACCTCAGATCATCAACATCTCGCCAACCGCTGCTAATCAAGAAGTTAACATCGGTACATTTAGTCAAGATTCAGTCTTTAAGGTTCATAGTGGCGGTAAGAAGTCTTCTATGGCTCTCGGTACTTCTAATCTATCAGATACTGATGCTGTATCTGTTATACGTATCGGTGGTGCTTACGCCAAGGAATCTAACTCTCTATCTGATGGTTCGGTTGTTAAATTACAGACCAGATTTACTCAGGTTGATGGTGATTTAAGCATTGGTACAGCACTTGTAGGTGGTACTGGTATTGCTACTCTAAGTTCGCCTGCTCAACGAGTTAATCTATTCACGGTTACAACTTCTAAGTTGTATATTGGTAGTGCTGCTTCCAGAACCTTTATCGGCGCTCAGGGTGGATTTACCCAGATCAATAACAGTCTGATTGTTAAATCTGCTTCTACTCTTGAGGGTGATGTAACACTCTCTGGTGGTCTTAACTCTGGTGAGTTTGAAGTACGTAGAGGTTCGTTCTCTACTGATGCTGTAGCACATACACAAGGTGATAGCGACTTTGCTAACATTGACCTCTTTAGTAAGAGTGTTATTGGACAGTTCATTGACAAAGATTCCAGTTTCTTTGGTGCTGTTGCTGATGCTGTCGGTGGAACTGCTCCTAGCGATGAGTATTACCTACCATTTACTACTCCATCCAACACTACGATCTTTGAAGTTGGTGCTTTCTTACTGATTGACCGTTCTAGACTAGCAATCTTTGATCCAACAGCATTTACTGCTAACGTTGGTCCTAATACTGCTACTATTACTAGTGTAACTAACGCTACTAGCTTCGACACTCTCAACACATGGGTAAGAATTGATGTAGATCAAGATGCTACCTTTAGTGATGGTACTAAGTATGCTCAAATCACTGCTATTACTGGAACTACATTTACTTTAAGTAAGTCTATCGCTTCTTCAGTTACTGCTGGACAGGTCAAGTTTACTGGTGGTGATTCTACTCAAGGTGCTGCTCCTGTTGGTGAACAGTACAGTGAACTTGTACAGATTCTTGAACTTACTAACCTGAACAACATCACTAACGATTCTCTTCAGGTCAAAGTTAAGAGAGCAATGAACCAGCGTAATACCGTTGACGGTAGTATGCTTGCTGGAACTCCTGCTGATCTTCCTGGTTCTGCTGAAGCTTCTAGTTTCAAATATCTAAGAACGGATCACCCAGATAATGCTGAACTTATTCGATATGATCTAGCAGAAGATGTTAGTTTTATTGATCAGGTTAATGGTCTTGGTGGCACTACAGGTGGTACACTACAAGACGTTAACACTGGTGACTTCTCTGGTTCTGTTGGAGAAGGCGACATTCTACGCTTCACTGACAGTGAATTGGCAATTATCACTGACATCAATACAACTTCTCCACAGAGATTTGTTGTTACTGATGGTTCTGATAACGCCCCAGTTGAACAGTTCTCCATTGATTCTACAAATGGTGAAACTAGCATCTTAGGTAATGTAACTATTAATGCTAACTTTACACTTGCTGGATCTACAGTTGCTGGATCTCAGACACTTCAAATTACCACTGGTGGTTCTAATCCTACAACCACATTCAGTGTTGATTCCGCTACTGGAGAAACATGCCTGAAGGGTGACTTTGGTGCTAGTGGTCCTAACTGTGATAGGTTGACTGTCGATGCCGAGACTGGTCTCACTACTATAAGTATTGGCGACTTCTTAATTGGTAGTCCTACCGATCAAAAACTTATCCTTCAGAATAACACTGGTAACCTTACACTTGCTGGTCATATAACTGTTGAGGGAACTACCGAGAGTAAAATCTCTGGTCCTGTACAGATTGATGGTGGTAACTTCCAACTCAATAAGATTGATCAGTCACCTGATTGGACTAATGGTGGTGCTGTTGAAGATGGAAATACGATTCATTACAGCGGTAACATTTACACTGTAGTTGGCAACGGAAACCTAGGTAACACTCAACCAACACACTCAACTGGTACTCTTGTCAATGGTGGTGTATCTCTTACCTTCCTCAAAACTAAGCAACCCGAAGAACTATTCGAGGTTGAAGTTGATGGTTCTATGAACTTCGCTGGTCAGGAAGGATTCTTCACACCAACTGGTGCTAGAAAGTGGGCGTTTGTTGGTGCTGGAGAAGAGGTATTTGATCTGGTATCTAATGTTAACTACTTTGTTTCTCCTTCTTCTGATACAACTCTCAAACTACCAGGAAACCCAGTCACGGGCGACTGTATCAGAATCGTTGATGTTGGTGGTAATCTAACTTACAACGTTTCACTACGAGTAAGAGCTAAAGATAATATCGCTGTCCAAGGTGATAATACAAATGGCAATACTCCTGACCTAAGTAGTATTGACTACGACGGTGGTGAACTTGTCGTTCAGACCCCACATGCTGGATTTGGTCTGATTTTCCTAGGTAGTACAAACTTTGATGGAACCACCACTGGTGCTCCATCAACAACACAAGGTTGGTGGTTGGTAGAAATCTAATGGCAGGATACAACGTAGTTAAGACACAAAAAGGACTCCCTATTGGTTCATTACAACCATGGGGAGGAAATCTTTCTGAGATTCCAAATGGGTGGTTGTTATGTAATGGTGCTGAAATTGAGGCAGGAGATTATCCACTATTAGCACGTATTTTACGTGACACATATGGTGGTACTGCTTTTGGTGGCAATTTTCCTAATTATACGGGTACATTTAGGTTACCACAAACAAATAACAAAGCACTGGCAGATATTTCTACTGCTTATTTTGGTGTATATAATTCAACTACTGGGGTGATTCCTTCAGAAATTGATAATCCAAATGCTTTAAACATTATAGAAGATTTCCTTGGAGATTCTGTACCTGGATTTGAACCTGGAGATCTTGGTCCACCTAATGTTACAAATGCTAAGACAGATTTAAACTTTACATATACACCTGATCCAGCTGGAACTATTATTAGTATTGTCACTGCTGGTACAGCACCAACTGTAGCAACTACAAAACAGTATAAGAATGTAGTAGCAACTAACGGAACAAATGCTGATACTGGAGCATCTGTTAGTGGTTCTGGTGCTTTATTTACCGTTGTTATTAATACCGATAATTCGTATGATATCATTCCTAAAGTCAAAGGACAGGGATATGAAGTTGGAGATCAATTAACTGTTCCTGGAACTACATTTGCTGCTGATGGTGGCGCTTCCACTGCTAATGATATTGCTGTTACTGTTACTAAAGTTGGTAACTCGTACTTTGAAGGTACTATCACTGGACAATCTATTATTGATGGATTCTCAATTAAAGAAGTTTTTATTGTTCCTAGAAAACTAGGAAGAGAACATTTTCCACAGCACTTCCACGAAGGAACATATAAATCAACTAACAGCGGCGATGCTGGAGAACAACCTGGTAGGGGTGCTTGTGTATTTGCTACACCTGAAGTAAACTTCACCGAATTTTATAATAGAGTTCATCCATGTCCATCTGGATACTTTGCTCCTTTGGGACCTTATTGTCCCTTGCCAACTTCCCTTGATTGTGCTGGAAGCAGCGACGTTAAGACTGGATTTTGGATTGGCAACTCCCCGACAGATACCATCACATCTTTAAATAATTCTCCATTTACTACTGGTTCTGGTAGATATACTATTGCTTCAGTTGGTGGCACACTGCCTGTTGCTGAACATGTACCATATGGTACTGGCAATACAGGTCATGGTCTTGGTAAAACTTGGTTTACTGGTGCTGGTACACATTGGAACTTACGCCACACATCTGGTTCATCAGCTGATTCATCTGATGCTAACATGGTTGCCTTGAAAAACACGGGTAGATTTGCTCCTGGATATAGAGTTCCATTTTCAGATAACTCCCAAACAGTTAAATCTCCAAACTTTGACTCTGGTACTAGTGGATCAGATAATAGTCATGGAATTACAAAAACACTGTTCAATCACGCTGGTATCTCATTTTTGAATGATTCCTTGACAGGGGGAGGGGTTCAAGATGTTATTGAAGCACACGATCACGATGGATCATTTAATATTGTTTATGATGGTTCTAATATGGATGTTGTAGAACAACTACAAGTCCTGGCTCAACCTAATGTAACTCCAAATTCTATTGATGGAGCACTACAGATTACATTTACCACAAGAGTGGCTTCTGTTACTATTACCAACTTAATTAGAGCATACTAATGGCAGTATTTTACACAAACGAAAGAGCGAGATATGGTGGTGTCACAGGCACTATCATACCTTTTCCTGTTAAATTGTCGGCTGTTAATGTTCCTGATCAAGGAAACTTTAGGACTTTACTTCCTGCTGGTTTTTTGAGGTGTGATGGTTCAATTCTTGCTGCTGTTGAATATCCAGTTTTAGCACAGATATTAGGAACAGGTCAAAACTCAAAATTTAGAAGACCTGACCAAGAATTAACTGTTAATCAACTCATATTACCCGATATAGGATCCAAATATATTCAAGGTGGTAATGCTTCTGGTACTTATCTAAATGATCGAGTAACAAATGAGAATTCAACTAAACCATATAGAGTTGGATCTGAAGTTAGCGTGGTATCATTAATTGGTGACACCACTACACTAACATATAGTGGAGAGTTTGAAGTTATTTCTCCTGGTAATAATGAATTTATTGGCAACCCTGCTTTTGGTACTACTACAACCGATGACAGAACATTAAAAGCATTTCTGTCTGAACAAAACTTTCAATCCCATGGCCACGATGCTGACGTTGGGGTCTTTAACTATCTTGGAAATTGGGCAGATTCTATTTTTACTGGCGAAACTACGGGTGCTTCACAGGGTGGTAATGATGGTCAGAATGAGGGTTCTAATGAAGCAATCACTATTCAATCTCCGACTGGATCATCTGCTGTTGTATCTCATGGACATCTAATTGATTTCCCGTCATCTACTACTGTTTCATTAAATAACAATTTAAAATATTCTTTTGTAAATACTGATGTTGATGCTTTTGGGTTGAAGTCGGAAGTAACTCTTACTACTAATGATCTTGTAAAACTAGATGAAGCAACACCTCCATTTATTTTAGTAGAATACCTTATCAAGATTTAAAATGCCAACAGTAACTAGATCATCACCTGGTAGTCAAAGTTTTAATATTCCTAATAGTGGATATAATATCACTGCTACAGTTCGTGGAGCTCGTGGTGGTAGGGGTGGTGACGATGCCGAAGCAAACGGCGGCAACGGTGGCACTACTACACAACAATCGTTTACATTTAAGCCTAATCGGAATTTTATCAGTAGAAATTTTACAATAACTGTTGGTAATAATGGTAGTAATGGTGTAAATAATCAACCAAACGCTGCTGGTGGTAACGGTGGTAGTGGTGTTGGTTCTGGTGGTCGTGGAGGTAACGCTGGCGATCCTCCCTATTCTGGCGGCGGTGGCGGTGGCGGCGGAGGATCCGCTGTTTATGATGGCGGAACATTAGTTATTGTTATGGGTGGATCTGGTGGCGGCGGTGGTGCTTCCGATAATAAAAATGGTGGCGGCGGCGGCGCTCAATCTACTAATGCTTCTTCAGTAAATAGTGTTGGATCTGGTAACGGTGGTCAAGGCGGCGACCCTGGTGGTAATGATGGTGGTGGAGGCGGCGGCGGCGGAGGCGGTGCCAGCGGCGGCAGTGGTGGTCGGGATGGCCGAGATAACGACCGAGGTGGTGGCGGTGGTGGCGCTGGTGCTTCTCGATATAATATTAACTACATGAATGCTGGCAGTTCTAGTGGTGGCCAAAGCGCATCAGAAGGTTATGTATCAGTTTCTTGGCAGAATGCTAATGTTCAAATCAATTCCTTCACTGCCACTCCTAATCCACAAAATAGTACAGCAGGTCTTCCTCAATACTCAACTACATTAAATTGGCAAACTACCTATGCTTTTGATGGGGTTACTCTAACAAGTGATGCTGGAGAATCTTGGTCTTATGGTAATGGAACAAACTCTAGAACTATTAATAACTTACCTCAATCGGTGGCAGGTACTAGTAGTCCTTCTCAAAGAACATATACTTTAACTGCTAGTAATGCTACTAGTTCTAAAACTAAAAATGTTAAAGTAAAAGCTCGTAACGATAACACATTATCAAATAGTTGGACAACATCATTTTCTAATTTACAACCCTCTACTGTTGTTGACTTAACAATAGGAACAGCTGCTGGTATTGATATGTCAACAACAGTAAACGCTGCTGGTGCTGGTAATTTTGTTGGATCTGGTGGATCTTTTGCTGGATCAAAAAACTTTACTAATGGACAAACAATACAGTTAAGAACTACTACCTTGCCATATAATACAGATGTCAGTGGTGAAACAGGTATCTATGGCAAAACTAATTCTAAGACAGTAAACGTTAGTTATCCTGGTGGATCGGTTGATATTACTGTAACGACAACAGCTCCTAGGATTCGTGAGGACTTTGATTATGCTGATAATGTTAACAAATATCCATATGAAGATATTGATCTTATAACTAATTCACCAACACAACATTTAGCATCAGCACAGATTAATGCTGATGATATCCAAATTCCTATGGAAATAAAAGTTGACAAACCAGGCGCTCAGGTGAGTATTAATGGTGGTGGTTGGCAAAACGCTAGGAGTATATAATGCCATCTCAAACATTTACATCTAACACTACATATGCTATTCCTTCGGATGCTGCTAATGTTACATATATTATTCATGGTGGTAAAGGTGCTGTTGGTGGTCCATGTAATAGTCGTGTTAACCGATCTTCTGGTGGTGCTGGTGCTAGAGGACAAAAAATATCTGGAACTTTAACTGGCGTTGCTGGTTCAACACTCACATTAACGATGGGTGGCAATGGATCGGGAGTTGGTGGAAATAGAGATACTGGTGGAAATGGTGGTGGTGGATATTGGAATGGTGGGCGTGGCGGTAATAATAATTCCCAGGATAGTGATACTGGATGGAATGCTGGTGGCGGCGGCGGCGGCGGTGGAGCTACTGCTATTCGTATTGGTAATACTGTATTAGCTGGTGCTGGCGGCGGTGGCGGCGGAGCGTGTATTTGTTATAGTGGTGCTACTAATGCTCCTGGACTAACATCTTCTGATATTAACACTAGTGGCGGATCTAATGGTGCTGCTGGACAGAATTCTGGATCTGGTGGAGCTTTTAATGGCGGCGGTGGAGGCGCTGGCGGGGGATTTCCTGGTGGCACTTCGGGATCATTCGGTCCTGGATATGCCTGGAACGGTGGTAATGATAGTAGTGGAT